GTAAGCGGCCAAACCGTGTACAGTGACGCAAGGGTTGGTTAACCTTAAACTGCACACACGTAGAACTGTTTGGATATACACTTCAGAAAATTGCGATCCACAAGGAAAAATTTCCCAGGAGAATGAGACTAATCTCACACTCCATGGTATAAAAACCCGTGAATTTCAATAAAATTCAGTGTAAGACTAAGTAGTCTCATCCAGGACAAATTGCCCCCCACTCGACCGCCGAGTGGTATTCTGATCATAAGATCTTGTACGTGGTGTTTTACGCCCACCACGGCGCTTGGTGTTTTAAACCCACCACGGTTCAAGGTGTTTAAAGCCCACCACGGCATGACTGGTAAAGAATCTGACCCAAGACCTTTTACACAGGTTCAGGATTGGTGTATTCATAAAGGACAGGTGCCCCAACGAACATACCTAACTGAAAATCCTCACCGATGGAAACATAGGTGCGAATCCTTGCTTCGGTGTTCTGAACACTGTTCGACAATTCGACGGCATACTGATGCCAATCTCGGGCACCTGCCCAATAATTGGTATCTCTGCCTGCGTCAAATCTGCGACCATCACTGTAATATGGAATTTCAAACTCCAATACAGGATTTTGGTCGAGCACAGTTATATGTTGCCCGCCATTCCAAATAACAGATGAGTCTAGAATGCTAGAATCAGCCGGACCCTCAATGGGGTTGGTGACTGTTTCTGCATTAGCTCTGAAAGCCACAGATCCTCGCTGAACGGAAAATGTCGTATTCATAGGTGAAGTATCTGCATTGGAGAGGATAGCCTTGTAGCGCATGGATCCTCGCCGACAGACGAACGCCGGTGTCAGGTAATTCAGTAGTGTCATATTGCAGTACGTGTACTTAGAACTCTGAGCCTGACTGTCAACAGCGAGGGATGGACCCTGTTGGTCCCATCCTCGGTAGAACGGAAAATTGGGAGTACGAACTTCCCATAATCTCCGACCTAGACTACTGGGACTCCACGAATAATGATACTGGTATCTTCTCAGCATTTCGCGGAATGAAACAATCCTCTCACCCTGGTAAACCAAATATTGGTTGTTGTCCTTGACATAGCTTCCGGGAGCAAAAGACGCTACCTCAGAAACTGATGTTGGTGAATTAGATGTATCCTCAGAAGTGACCATCATCTCAGGCGGCACGGCGCTTTGGTACGAGTACCTGCCTCTCGGTGGAGGTGCTATGGCCGCCTGTTGCTCAAAAACAGAGTAATCCTTGAGTGATTGTGGGGAAGGCACTGAAACGGCAAAATCGTCGCCAGCGCTAACCCATATTTGCACTTTGACATCTGCTTGTGTCAATGAAGGTGTCGCAAGCTCATTTACAACGTAAACGGTAATAGAACCGTTGTCAAAATCCATTCCACATGGAACGGGTAAAGAATCACTGTAAAGAGCTAATTCATTGGAAAAAAGGTCGTTTTTAGCCCACGCTCTGGTGTCAGCCCATTTGACCTCGTACTCAAAATCCCTATCTTCGGAAATATCGACAATTGTCGAATATGTCTGATTGAAAGGAATAGCGCCTACGGGCAAAGTGTTAGGACTGTAAACAATGCGCAGCCTCCCCCTATGATATTCGGAGGCGACGACATTGAATCTGAACTTAATCGTTCCTTGCCAGCACTCAAATGGTGCAGAAGCAAAAGCCAAAGAAGTTAAGTGTATCTCCTTCACAGGAGTAGCTACAACTTCCCTTCCATATCTAGGCTGTATTTTGAACGATGTCAGCAGAGTATCGGCTGTGGCCGTTTCAGGCCAGTCAAATTGCCGCCAAAATGACGGACGCTGAGCTATTGAATTAATCGTAAGCTCATCATGGCCTCCGAGACCCATTAGGCGAGTGTCAATTGAAAATTCATTTTTAGAATCTAACGACAATTTCACCAATGGTTCTGGTGCATCGGAGTTGGCCATATTCCCAACGTACCTGGGTACATAAGATCTTGTATCTTCAAGTACTTGGGGACGGGAGTAGCCAAAAATTTTTGCTACTTGGCCCACACGCGTAGCTACCATAGAGGTTGCTTTGGCATATGGGGCGATAACGGGGATCATCGTAAGAGCGTCAGCGGCTTTTGCTAACGCAGATGCAGGCTTGCTGATGAGTCCATCTTTGACGAACTCATCCCCGTTAGATCGATTGGACATTTTCTTCCTCGGTTTGGGGATATTGGCCCCTTGATGCTTGGGCTTTGGAAAGCCAAGGTCATCTAGTGCGTAATCAGCAAAACCCGATTGGGCTTGAACGGCACTAGGCACAGCCAAGGTTAGATTTTCGGCCCACGCAAAAACAGAGACAGTAATTGGATCTGTGCCTCCGTTAGCATGGCGCAGAATGTCGAAATCGTGTATGGTGCAATCGCCCATTTCTGCAAACCACCCAGGCAGAGTTATGTCCAAATAATTATAAGGCCATATAAAAGGGAGCATAAGCTCCCCACCCTGTGAACTGGTGGGATCGAG